GTGGGCAATGGTCAGGTTTTTGATGATGACACAATCCAAGGTGTTTTAGATGAAGGACGCGATGATATCGTCAACAAGGCTCTCAAGCCCGTTCCAACTTATTCAGGCTCAGCAATCCAATACCTAGACTACTACAGTGAATACGGCGGTTGGGAATCGGATTATGTCCTGAAGCAATACATGACTGTTGTTGTAACACCTTCATCAGTCGAGCCAATAGTCGGTGTTTTCACTTTTAGCACAAGCATATTCCCGGGCGTTTACATTACAGGGAAACAGCATGATGTCTATCGCGCTTCTGCGGATTTGCTAGAGCGATGGGCTGCAAAGTGGGTCCTCAGCTATGATGTGCTTGTTGGGGGACAGCAGTTTAAGCGTAGTCAAGCGGCTGATTTGCTTCTAAATCTTGCAAGATCTTACAGGATGAAGCAGAGGCCAAAGTCTATCCTCATGACAAGATCTGATATCAAGAGCAATGGTGAGGATGGTGAGCTTTCACTCAAGGCAACAGCCATAGATTATATGGCAAGCGGAAACGGGAATGGATGATGCATAGCAAAAGCAAGCGATATCGTATCGCAAAAGAGTTAGCGAAAACGATACGCAATCCACAAAAGATGGATCAATTAGCGCTGAGCATGGCTGCTCAATACAACATCTTCTTAGATGTGGATAGCCTTATGAAGAGGAAATAGCCCATGCCAGTAATCAACGATACTGATTTACAGCAAATTGCAGACTTAGCTGCGGATTTAGCATTAAAGGATGATTGCGACATATTAGCACAGGATGAGGGGCCTCTTGACCCGCTCGGAGGAAGCTCACCATCCTATGTGGTCACTGCAATCGTCAAGTGCATGGTGGTTGATCACAAGCCACCTCAAGAGTATGCAATAGCAAATCAGATCGTTGGTGAAGTGATCAAAAAGGTGTCAATGCCTCTCGGGACAGTGGTGCTCAAGTCAGGGCTGCTGAGGGTGAAAGGCACTATCTATAAGGTTGTTGATCCATTAGGACCGTCATCGTATGCGGTGTTTTCAGAGGCAGTCGTCATTGTGACCACTTTGCAAGGGGGATTTTTATGAGTGTCACGATTAAAGGCCCCAATATCGCCGCTCTCTTCCAGCAAGCAAACGACAAGATCATTGTCAATACTGAGGACGCGCTAGACATTGTGGCAAACCTGACCCAAAGCGATGCTAGGGATAATTGCCCTGTATCACAGGAAACAGAAGCGCATGAAAAGGGCGATGCAACACATATGCGCGATGATATCAAAATCTATACTGCAAAATTGAGAAGACAAATAGGCACAAATAAAACATATGGCATTTTTGTACATAACGGTACAAGAAAGATGCGTGCTAGACCGTTCTTGTTAAACGCATTTGAAGCAAACAGGCAATCTTTAGTGCAAGAATTGCAGAATATGAAGATATAGTATGGCAACATCTGAAGTAGAAGTATGGACTGCAATAGCAGTAATATTGCAGAATAATGCAAATCTCATTGCTTTTATTCCAGATGATAACGGGAAGTCTCGTGTACGGGACATGAATAATACGCCGCTGAACTTCCCATTTCCTTACGTTGAATTAGGGGAAACGAACAGCGTTACTGAGGATACTTTCAGCAATCAAGGGCAACAACTTGTAGCGACATTGCACTTATGGAGCGCAAAGAAAGGCAAATATGAGGTACTACAGCTCCACAATCTGGTACACAGTGCATTGCATAAGGCAAATTTGACATTAATAAACTATAGAAGTATTTCATGCTTATATGATAGTGGAGAGTTGATAGAGGATGACTCAACAGGCGTTAATTTAATGCATTATACGGAGAGATACCGTGTTAATACAGAGGAGTTGTAGAAATTGGCAGTGTTTGCGCCTATGTTAACATTACCTCCTATCTTCGTTCTAAATAGTAGAACTTACTTTTTAGAATGGAGAAATCAAACAATGGTATCAGATGAAACACGGCGCAAAATGAGTGAAGCTGCAAAAAGACGCGCGGCTGATCCTGAGTACAAGAAGGCAATGAGCGAACGCACTAAAGCTCAAATGGCCCGTCCTGGTGCAAAGGAGAAGTTAAGCGAAACTACCAAGAAACAAATGGCTGATCCTGAGAAGAAGAAAGCAATGCAAGACGCTCAGTTTCAAGCGCTTCAGTCTCCTGAAGTCAGGGCGAAAATGAGTGAGTCTGCAAAGAAAAAGTATGCTGATCCTGAGAAAGGTAAAGCTGCTAGAGATGCTGTTAAAGAAGCTATGAAGCGTCCCGAAGTTCGGCAAAAAATGAGTGAGTCTGCTAACAAGCGATGGAAAGATCCTGAGCAACGAAAAGCTACTAGCGAGTCATCAAAAGCCCAAATGTCCGATCCTGAGATGAGAGCGAATGCCATTAAAGCAGCAAAAGATTATTGGACTCCAGAGTTGAGGGACAGAAAAAGTGAGCAGATGAAACAGATTTTTTCAGAGACGGATCTCGCTGAAAGGATTATTCAGTCTGCTTCTGTAAGCAAAAAATACACTCACACTGATATAGAAATTATTGTAGCAAAGTTTTTACAGGCATTAGGTGTTGAGTATGAGACTCAGAAGCTTATAGGTAGGTATGCTGTAGATTTTTATATTCCTAGTAAGCATCTTGTTATAGAGTGCGATGGTGATTACTGGCATAGTAAACCGGAAATTCAAAAGAGAGACAAAGAGAAAAACATTTACCTTGCCAGTAAGGGCTATTCACTTTTAAGAGTATTAGGAAGCAGAATTTTGGCAAGAGACCTCAAATGTATTGAGGATGCTGTACTAGATAAGGAGACATAATATGGCTGCTTTACACGGGAAGGGTGGAAATGTAAAAGTTTCTACCTTTACGGTAGCAGAAATTGATAGTTGGGAGCTTGATGTTGACAGAGACACAAGCGAAACAACCAAGTTTGCAGCGGGGACGTTACCTTGGAAAACATTTGCTGGTGGACTAGCAGGCGCGTCTGCAAAGTTTAATGGTCGCTTGGACATGACCGATACGAACGGCCAGCTAGCTTTGTGGAATTCAATCACCAGCGATACTCCACTTACTTTGAGCTTGTACCTGGATGCAACACACAACTTTGGCTTTTCAGCTATCGTTGACAAGTTCAGCGCAAAAGCTCCAATCAAAGACATGGAGACGGTTGATTGGTCACTCAAGATCACGGGCGCGGTCACTTATACATGATGGTTGGTGATGGATATGACCACGGGAAACCCATTCAATGCTATTGTCATGCATTGTTACTTGATAATCGGTCACAATCACAGGAGCGCCATTCCAGCTAGTACAGTTTGTATAAACTGGATAACGCATAGAGGTGATTTTAACAAATTCACATTGATTAAGAATATGCACACAAACTTCATCACCAATTTGGTAAATAGGCGTTTCGTTGATGATAGCTTTGGGTTTGTCGTAGCACCTACATTGCAAGTATTGCTTTTTGCAATCATAACAGCCACGCTTAGGAACATCAAGGATGTAGTGTTTCATAGCAGACAGTATATCAGAGGTGGTAAATGACGGCTATCCATGGCTCACACGGACAGTTGATGCTCACCAGTACGCCCAATCTTGCCTTTACCAATCAGGCACTAACTGACTTTGGTGATCACCAGAACTTTAACTGTAGTGCTATTCCGACCAAGCGGTACTGGGATCGAACATCGGCTTTCGTGATCCAAGCTGAGTGCAACGAAGTGCAGACGATCACGATTACTGGTGGTCCGACTGGTGGCACGTACACACTGACGTTCGGAGCGCAAACAACGGCTGCCATTAACTGGAATGACCCCGCGTCAACTGTCCAGACGCGATTGCAGGCACTTTCAAGTATTGGAGCTGGCAATGTTCTGGTGACAGGAGGTCCAGGTCCAGGAACACCGTACACAGTTGAGTTTACAGGCACACTTGGTTTTGCGAGTCAGGCAAATATTACCCGTACCACGAACAGCCTGACGGGCGGTGCAAGTCCTGATGCAATTATCACAAATCCTCAAGATGGATTTACTTGGACAACCAGGGCAAGTACAACCTACACAATCCAGTATGTCGGCGGAAAGATTGCTTTCAACTCTGCATTTCTTGGAACATCGGTAGGATGCCGAGTAGCATCGGGCGCGTACCTGCTAGCAACTGCCATTGGAGACATCCTGGAATGGGCTCCAGATCTATCCCGTGACACATCAGAAACTACCTGTATGACGACGACAAGTACGCCTACGCGCTGGAAAACCTATAAAGGCGGGTTGATTGGGGGAAAGATCAAGATTAATAAATTTCTGGTTGACAACACCTATGTGAACTTAGTCACCATAACTACAGACGACACGCTTATTGCTTCTCTTGTAGTTGATGCAACAACAGGACTTCCTAGATTGGAATGCTATTGCAAACTCTCCAAGGACAGCATGAAAGTGCCACTCAAGGATATTGAGATGGAAGATCTTGATTTCATGATCGACGGGCCGCTCTATCTCGCAGCAAGCTAATGGTTGGTGTCATTTTAACGGCAATAACTACCGTCTTTATCACTCTTGTAGTCAGAAAGCTTACAGATATGTCAGAAGATTTTGATGATTATAGACAATTAGCATTTGAGACGCCGCTTCAGCAAAAGCCTTTTTGGGTTGAACGATGGGGAGGAAGTGGAAGATGGGTTACCGTTCGTGAGCTTAAAGGCAAGGAGCGATCCAAGCTGTTGCAGGATTGTACTGATATCGAAGGTAAGAAAGCCAAAGTCAATCTTGTGAAGCTCTACCCGATGATGACTATCTTGTCCATCCGGTATCCAGATCCAAAGTTCCCACCTTCTCCAGATGATCCAAATTATCATCGTTTTCCTGGTGTGAATGGGCTTCCTGCTCATCCAAAAGCTGGACAGCAGATCTTTACCGATATGCGAGATATTATGCCCTTGAATGAAGGAATGAAGGCC